GAATTGCGGTCAGGGGTAAAAACAATAATACATGGCAGTCATGGAGAAAAGTACCATGTGTCAACTCATTAACTTTCACAAACACCGCAGCAGTATCATTTACTCATGACTTAGGAACTGATAATGTAATTGTACAAGTTTACGATGGTAATGGAGATCTGTTCTTCCCATCAAGAGTCAATGTTCAGGGTGGAGTTGTTGAAGTTAATTTTGAGGTAGCAAGATCAGGTAGATTAGTAGTAGTCGGATAAAAGGAAAATGTATGTTAAGAGAAAATGTTATAGTAAGTGGTTCGTTAGATGTACAAAGCGGACAGTTCATAATACCAAGAGGACCGAGGGCAAACAGACCTTCGAGTCCTGAAGTTGGTTCTTTATATCTTGAAGAATCACCAAGTGGTAGTTTTGTTGTAACATACACAGGATCATCTAATGATGATGGTGGATGGGAACCCGTAGGTTCTCAAAATACCGATAGAACCGCATTCAAGTATAGAAATATAATTAACTATTCCTACTTAGCAGGAGGATATAAATCCTCATCTCCATGGAAGAATGTACATAGGGCAACTCATGCGACGGATCAAACAGTTCATATTGGTGAACTTATGGATTATCCCGCATCTTATACTTCGGGTGCGTGTAGTAAAACCATACTATTCATATGGTCAACCAATAGTGACAATGCGTGGAAATCAGCAACTCAAGTTCACGGAACACACACAACAGGCGTACACATGGTCAATGAAACCGCATACGCTCACCAAACAAAATGGGACTTATTGAATTCAAGAGATGATCCCGGTACTTTATTTAAAGAAACGGAATTCGCATACATCTTTGGTGGATCAGTGGCGGCAGTTGAAAAGTTTAACTTAACTAACGAGTCTATGTATACTACTTACTACCCAAGTGGAACGGGACCTTATACAACCACAACAACATCTATTACGAGTACCCTTGGTGCTTCGGGATTTTCGGATGAGAATTATGGTTATGGATATGGTTCTGAGAGTGGTAATAAATGTCACTTTGCCACCGATACTTTCGAAACGAGAGCGTCATCATGGGCATCAAGTGGTCAACAGAAAGGGATTAGTTCTAAAGTAGGTAAAGGGTACTGTGGTAATGAAGGTACCTACCAAGGAGGATATAACCTTAGAAGATGGGATGCATTTACCGAAACAAACATTGGTAATGTACCTAAACCAAGAGGTAATTGTGGGGAAGAAAACTTCTCCATGGGACAAGACTTCCAATACATGTTAGCGTGTTATGGGGATAGTCAACAAAATAATGATAGTTGGAAGTTTACATACTCAACTGACACGGGAGTTTTAAATCCCGCGGGGTTAGCTCCGGGTGTTAATGCAGGTGCATCCTCAGGTCATTGTGGTTGGAGAAATTAAGTATTTATAGATATGTTATTCGAAAATTTAGAAATAAGTGGATCATTAAGGGGAGAAGGTAACGACTTTAAAATGCCGAAAGGTGCGAAAGGAGATCGACCATCATCACCTGAAACAGGATCACTCTATTTAGAGGAGGCTACATCAGGTAGTTTCCTTATGGTTTATACAGGTATTTCTAATAATGATAGTGGTTGGGAAAGAGTTTCACACCAATCAAATTTCGGGAAGACAGCATTTAAATATAGACACATTATTTCTTATTCATATTTAGCGGGTGGATATAAATCATCTTCACCATGGAAAAATGTACACAAAACAATTAATGCTACCGATCAAACTTCTCACTTAGGTGAGTTATTGGATTATCCAGCGTCTTATACTTCAGGTGCTTGTAGTAGATTTACTTTTTTTGTATGGTCAGTCAATACAAGTGGTGCATTTATGGGTCCCACAAGTGTAAACTCCACATACACCTCCGCAATTAACATGTGGAATGACACTAACCTGGCACATGATGCTAAATTTGATTTGTCAACGAACAGATCGGATTTAGGTACTTTATTCAAAGAACACGAATACGCATATATTTTTGCGGGTGGCACAAGTACAATGGAGATTTTCGATCTCGTTAATGAAACTAAAATAACACGAACAATATCCTCAAGTGATTCAAGTGAAGGGGCAAGTGCATTTTCGGATGAACATTATGGTTATGGTTGGGGATCGTTCGGAGGATTCAAATTTACATTCGCAACAGAAACTCAGTCATCATCAACAAAATGGGGTGCCCACGGACAACAAAAAGGAATCAGTTCAAAATTAGGAAAGGGTTATGTGGGTAACGAAGGTTCATATGCGGGAGGATATAACCTAAGAAGATGGAGTAATCAAACAGACACAAACATTGGTAATGTGGCTAAACCCGATGGTAACTGTGGTGAAGAAAACTTTACTATGGGTCAGGATTGGCAATATATGTTAGGTAATTATAATGGTGCACAAAATAATAATAGTTGGAAATTCACATATGCAACCGATACGGGTGTACTAAACCCTTCAGGTTTATCACCGGGAGTTAACGCTGGTACATCATCGGGTCATTGTGGTTGGAGAGATTAAAATTTAAGATATGATATACGAAAACATGTCCGTTAGTGGATCGTTAAAGGTGGATAAGGTCACTGCAAGACCTCCGAAAGGTTCTGCGGCGAATAGACCCACGAATCCACTCTCAGGATCTATGTACTTAGAGACATCTGATGTCCATACGAGTTATTTGATGATATATACGGGTGTAAGTAATATCGACGGAGGATGGGAAAGAGTTGCCGCACAACAAAATATGGCGACAGGTTTTAAATTTAGACAAATCATCAACTACTCTTACATAGCCGGTGGATATAAAAGTTCGTCACCATGGAAGAATGCTCATAAATCAACTAACTCCACAGATCAAACATACCACATTGGTGAGTTATTAGATTACCCGGCGAACTATACCTCAGGGGCGTGTAATCTTAGAATATTTTTTATGTGGTCGGTGAATACAGATGGTGCCCACAAAGGACCAACGTCCATACACAGTACCACCACATCGGCGGTTAATATGTTCACAGATACCAATTACGCACACCAATCACAACATGATATACAATATACAAGATCGGATTGTGGTACTGTTCATAAAGAACATGATTTTGCATGGATCTTTGGTGGTAATAGAACTGAGGTGGATAAGTTTAACTTAAGTAGTGAAACAAGAATATTAAACTACGGTGTGACTTCGATTAGTAGTGGTGGGGGTGTAAGTGCATTTTCTGATGAAAATCACGGATATGCGAGTTCGAGTAGTGGTAATATTAAAATGGATTTTACAACGGAGACAATTACAACAGGAACTGCTCAGTGGGCGGCACATGGACAACAAAAAGGTATTTCATCCAAAGTATCAAAAGGATATGCAGGTAACGAAGGTTCATACAACGGTGGTTACAACCTAAGAAGATGGGATTTAACTACTGATACCAATGTGGGTAACATTGCTAAGATTCAAGGAAATACGGGTGAAGAGAATTTCACTATGGGTCAAGATCACCAATATATGTTAGGTAATTATAATGGTGTTCAGAATAATGATACGTGGAAATTATACTATTATACCGATACGGGTATTTTTAACCCAACAGGTTTACAACCCGCGGTTAATGCTGGAACATCTTCAGGACACTGTGGGTGGAGGGAATAATATAGATCATTTAAACGATATTTTAAAATATCACTTCATTAAACGATAATTTTTACGTATATTATAGATAAAATATAGAAATATGTCAGAAGGTTATACCTACAGTAAAGAATCAGGATTAAAAGACGAAATGAGTAAAAAATTACTCGATATCGCAGAGGGGGTATCATTCGCACTTCCTAAGTATAAAGCAGATAATTTTGTCGGTGGGGCACAAATCACACCATACGCAAAATTAAAACAATGGTTACTTGAGTTAAGAGGTAGAGAAGATATTGTGGAACACTTAGAGTATACGGTTCGTAAACAAGAATTAGAGATACAAATACAAGAAGAAAGTAAAGAATTTTTAACCGACTCTAAAAGAAAACAATTGGTTGATCTAACTATTGCGGATATGAAGATCGACCTGAGAAAGTTCCAAA